AATCTCCACCTAATTCGTCTTTCAATTTCAGCGATTCAATATTCCAAACAGGTCTTCTTTCCTTACCCTTCTTGCCTAAATAAGAAGCACCAGGATCACCCACACCCAACGCTTGCGCTAACGCACTAGACCCTGGCTGCATCTGCCCAGGCTGCAAGAAATAAGGTTTTGCACCACCACCAACAAACAAGAAATCAATAAGTTCACGGGTTACATTTCCGCTAGGCTTAATTGGACTTAATGGGAATGTTTGAGATGCAATTTCATCTTCGCCAGTAACTTCTACCTCTGGCAACCTTCCCATTTCCTCCTCGCCAGTTACCTCCACCTCTGGCAATCTTCCAAGTTCTTCTTCTCCCGTTACTGTTACTTCTGGCAAGCTAGGTGTTAATTCACCAGTGACAGTGACTTCAGGCAATCTTGGCGTTGGTGGTTGCCGTATGCCGGTTAAATCTAAAATTTGCTGCGTTACATTGGCTGGTGCTGTTGGTGCGGCTGATATGGTGACAGCGCCACCACCTCCACCTCCACCACCTCCACCGCCGCCCCCTCCAGCGCCACCGCTAGGCGCTGCGATTGGTGTTTGCCTACCTGATGCTGGTGGGCCATATTCAGGCTGAACAGGGCCAGCATAAGTTAACGTGGGCGCTCCAGAAGAAGTTCTTGCTCCCCCGCCAGCAGCCGCCGGTGCTGTTGCTGGTGTTGTTTTAGTTGGTGTTGTTATTTTGCTAGGAATAACTGTTGGCAATACTGGCGAAATTGCCGTTGGCATTGATGTTTGTTCACCAGTAACAACTATTGGTTCAAATCTTCCAGAGAGTTCTTTGCCGCTAGGGGTAAACTCGGTTCCAGGCGCAAACTCTGTAACGGTGTAACCAGGTAATTCAGCCTGAGTTGCTAATGCTGTTGGGTCACCCAACTGCGTACCCACGCCAGGTGAAGTGGGCTGCATAAATGCCGCTACCACTTGATCTTGTTGCGCTTTTTTAGCAGCATCTGCTTTTGCTTGATCGCTGAGATAAGTTGAACCAGCGGTAGTCAAACCACTAGCTAACGCGCTTTCTGCTACAGGCTGACCTGTCACAGCGGCTTGTGCTGCACCACCGGCAACACCAGCAATGCCGCCCTGTAAAACTCGGTTATCTACAGGAATCGCTTGCTGTGCGCCTATAGAGGCAAGCTCTCCTACGCCAGCACCAGCAGCCCCTACTGCGCCAGCCCGTAATGCTTCTGCGCCCGTTGCACCTTGGGCTAATGCGTTTAATGTGTTGCTAGCGCCACCAGCAGCAGCCGCTGAAACCGTTTTAGATACCGCTTCAGGTGCGCCAGAAAGCGCCGACCTAGTTGCCGATCCAACTTGACCACCAACAAATGTGGTTGCGCCTGAAGTCACCGCCGATTTAAGAATGTCGCCAGCATCGCCGCCACTAACAGCAGTTATGCCACCAGAAATTAGTCCTGCGCCTATGGCGGTAGCAGTAGCGGTTGACACAGTAGCCACACCTATAGCAGCGGCAGCAGCAGCACCAACGGTTGCAGCAGTTCCAGTAGTAACAGCGGCGGCAATAAGTAATGGGGCGGCTGGCATTTAGAACTCCATAACGTAGCGGTAAACAGGGCGCATCTCATCACCCATCATGCCTACCGATTGTTCAACCTGAACTGGCAACTGTGTCATTTCGGCAATCTTCCTAAACCGAGGATCATCGCTGTACGTCACAGCCTTTTTGACATTAATATTTTTTAAATACTTTGCCAAATCAACAAAGTTTCTTGCCAGTGCCTGTGGGGTTTCTTCTGAGAAGGTATGCACCTCTACTTCACCAGGCGCTTTCACCATGACTAAGAACAAAGAATTGCCAAGGTGAACCAATTTATTCCCTGGCGCTTTTAACATCTCAACTAAAGCGCCTAATGCCCGCCCAACTTGTTCCTCATCGCCCAAAGAACGTCGCAACGCAGACTCTAATATCTGCATAGGCTCTCTTTGTTGCAGCGCAACATTGTTATTTGTTGGGGGTGGGGGTGCCATAATCAGTTTTCCAGTTCAAGAGCAGCAACAATCTGTTCGTGAATATAGAGGTGAGAAGCGATCCAATCGTAGAAGTCTTCTTCCCTATTCCAGTCCGTATCGAGCAAATTAAAGGGGTTATTTAGCCCCAAAAGGCTTGCAAATGCTTGGTGTTCGACCTGGTGAACCTGTAACCAATCGTCCAAATTGTCGATATTTGCGTCAATTAAAGGGAAAACAGGCACTGAAATGCCCTGATCCATGAAGGTTTCTTGGAATAACTTGTGCTGTAGACCGTTTTCAAACAAAAACTCCCCTAGCGAATCTCTATCGCCAAATTTGACGATGCTAAGGGTGTCCATGTTCATGTTTTGTCAACTTTCGAGTCTAGCTTGTCAAATATCTTGCCTAACATTCCCTTTATGTCGTGTATGTCTGATCGGTAATCGTCACGGTTGACATACACCATAGGCATTTCAGCAATTCTGTCCTCAATACGCACGATAGAACGCGAGATACTATTCAGTATCCATCCAAAAGCAGCACCAGCAGCAGCGAAAAGAATGTTAATCAAAAACTGCGGTTCCAATTTACACTCCGTAGTAAGGTATTTTCTTGTTTGTGCCGTTAATACTGATAGTTATGTACCCTTCCGGCACTAACGGCAAACTTGATGTTGCGAATGTTGCATTTGCTGACGTTGTCGCACTGATATTTGCGTTATTCAACGTCGAGGAATTAATAGTCACTGCGTTGATCGTGCCACCAGTAATAACCACCGCAGAAGCATTCTGTGTGGACATCGTGCCAAGGCCAGACACCGCACTGTTCGCAATAGCAATAGCGACGTTAGCAGCACTGGTAATTCTGCCCTGTGCGTCCACAGTAACTTGCGAAACTTGGCTAGCAGTACCGTAGGTTCCTGCTGTGACAGCCGTGTTAGCCAGGTTGATCGTTACATTGCCGGTCAACTGCCCACCACCAGAAATGCCTGTACCCGCTAAAACAAAGGTAGTGTTGGGTGTTGCGCCAACATTAGCCGCAGTCAAAACCACTGCGCCGGTCTGACCATTAACGGACAGAACAGCAGGGGATTGGTCTATCTTCTGCCAGACCGATCCGTTAAAGATTGCCCAATCACCGATCTGCCAATCGTTAATGCCGTTAAGATTGGTTGTTCCAGCAACGCTAACAATGTAATAATAGTTCTGCGTACCCACACTAGAAGTTAGCGTAGGCGAGTTCGCATTGGCATCCCATGTGCCTTGGTAGGAAAGACCACCAGTTGTTACGCCTCCACCCGCTACCTTTAGCATGATTGCTCCTTATAGACCGTCGCCTGGCGTGATGTACACAGCAGCCGTGCCGGAAGCGGTTATTCCAGTAAAGTAAGCATTAGGCACAAACGTCAATATCTCATCCGTGTTTGGCAATAATGGAAATGCTGGCTGACTGCTCGTAACCGTTGTTGCTGCCGTATTTGCATCTGCTGCGGTTGTGCCATAGCCTAAAAACACAATGCCTGTACCCGCATTAATCACACGGTACTGATTGCCGCCTAAAGTGGTTGACAAGCATTGCACCGGCGTAGGGGCAGTAGTTGCAGCGGTAAACACTACAGTATTGCCGGTTTTGGTAAATGCATTAATTCCCATGTTTTCTCCTTACCACGACCATATAAATACAGCACCATCACCACCACGGCCTCCAGCGCCACCGGCTGTTGTTCCACCGAGTCCTCCACCACCTCCACCACATCCAATGCCGCCAATGCCTCCCGCACCGCCAGTGACTGAGCCATATCCACCACCAGCACCACCACTAGCATTCAAAATTGGCTGAACCATAAAGTATCCAGAACCACCAGGGTTGCCAGTAGTTACAGTAGCCGTTCCACCTGAAACCGTTGGATAACCAAATTGCCCAATAACGCTATTTCCAGCGCCACCATTAGAAGCAGAGCCACCAGCGCCACCAGACAAAAACGTAGTATTTACTCTGTTTCTATCGCTTGCTGCTGCCGCACCAGCGTTTCCAATCACATTAAAATATATTCCTGACGCACCAAAACTATTATTTGCTGAACTTCCAGCAGCCGCGCCGCCAGTAGTATTGTTTGAACCAGCACCCCCTCTGGCAGTTAGTAACGTATATCCAGTTCCATCTTTTTGTTGATAGATAATCAAAGTTGAAGTTGCTGAAGCTGTGTCGTTAGCCGCGCCACCAGCACCAATAGAAACACGCAAAACATCTGGAATAAAAATAGCTGGCCCTATCCACGAAGTTATTGCGCCAGAACCGCCGCCAGCGCCACCAATAGCTGTTGTGCCGTTTGCGCCGCCACCTCCCGGGCCGATCAATAACATCCTGACCATCGACGCACCGCGAGGCTTAATCCAATCGCGTACAGTACCGCCACCATAGAATTCTTGGTAGTTAGCAGTCTGCGGAGAAGCAAAATTGAATACGTCTAGCATCGCGTCACCATGTAATTATTACTGCAAGGCCAGAACCGCCAGCACCACTATTTGGATTAGTAGTCCCAGAGCCACAACCAACTCCAGCGGCAGCGTTTGCCCCCATACCACCAGCCCCCACAATTATTGGCTGCATTTGGAAAAAGCCACTTCTATTACCTGTTGTTCCTGTTGTATATCCGTAATTTGATGCTTGAGCGCTTGCTGACGGCCCACCAACAGAAAGAAAAGTTGTGGTCGATGCCGTAACCGCTCCAGAAGACCCAGCTTCACCAGCTACGGACTGAAAAAATCCCATCGCCGTAAAGTAATTTGCTGTCATTGCAGCTCCAGCAGCCGTTTGTTGAGAGGAGCCTGCGGTTAGTAACGTATACCCCGTACCGTCTTTTTGTTGATAAACAACAGAAGTTGGGGCTGTGGGGGCTGGGCTTCTTGGAACAGCTATATATATTCGTAAAATATCAGGAATTAAAAAAGCTGGAACCATGCAATTAGTTACCGCGCCAGACCCGCCACCGCTTGTCCCATCCCCATAACCACCACAACCAATCAATGTAAACCAAACAAACGATGCTCCTTGAGGCTTTACCCAAGTAAAGGTTGTTGTTTCATTTCTGTCCCCATTAGGGCCAAATATTTGTACGTTCGCGCCCTGCGGCGTTGGGTAATTTATTGGGTAGCTCATATCACCAACTCGCTATTAAGACCATACCGGGGCCACCCGGAGCGGATGCCTGACCACTGCCACAACCAATCCCAGCTTCATATGGAGGCGCCTGATTAGTGCCGCCAACACCTACAATAATCGGCTGAAGTTGAAAATAACCATTTCCAATAGTTCCTCCATAACCATAGTTGGCTTGGACTATACCTGCGCTGTCTGCGCCACCACTTAAAAACGTCGTAGATGAAGGGGAAAGCGTTCCTGTTCCACCATTTGCACCAGCCACTGATTGAAAAAACCCAGAAGCAGCGAATGCATTAGCAGTCATCGCGCTAGCCCCGCTTGAGGTGGTAGCCGATGAGGCGGTTAATAAAGCTGTGGGCGTCGGGTTTCCGGTCGTACTTGCCCGTCGGCTACTAACAGTAGATGGATTGTTATTTCCTACGTTATTGGAGCTATAAGCCGGTATGACTACTAATTGGTCTGGCACATGAATCGCGCTGCCAAACCAGACCGTTACAGCTCCTGAACCACCGCCATTCGTTCCATCACCATAACCGCCCGAACCTATAAGCATCATGTAAATAAAGCTCACACCTCGGGGCTTCATCCAAGAATTTTGAAGATTATTCGTGCTTTGAATAGCGCCAGTTTTCCTACCGTAAAAAATCTGGATGTCGCAGTTCTGCGGTTTGGCGATGTTAAATACATCTAGCATATTTACTCCGGCGTATACCAGCTAGGAACTACGGCGTTGTCGTTGACGCAGGTGTATTCCACATTTTCTTCACCCACAGGAGTGCCGTCAGCGCGATACACGCCTATGTAATCACCATCAGCTCCGAGATGTGCGTACCCCTGTGAGCCATCAGAAAACTGAAGCTCGAACCAGCTATCAGTTTCGCGCCACATATTAGTAATCTCCGGCAATGCAAACGACCGAGTAACCAGTACCGGCAGAGCCAGTCGATGTACCGAAGGTCACATACAGCAGGTAGCTTGCGTTCAGCGCAAAGTTCAGCGGCAGTTCAAACACTGAGGTTGCAGCAGTCTGCGAGAGCGTCACCGCAGGCAGCGTAATTTCATCGTACAGCCAAGTGTTCGTTGCGCTAGTTGATGTGCTAGACGAAATGAAGATACGGCAAACCGTCGCTGCAGGCGAACCTACAGGGCGGAAGCGAATCTTCTGAACATACGAACCGTTAGCACCGGCTGTAAACAGCTTGTAGAGCGTACCGGTGCCGTCGAGTGCGGTGTTAGCAGTAGGGCCTACGATAAGACCCGAGTTATTCTGAGCTACCGATTGAACATCACCGGTAATCGAATAAATGGGGGAGGTATTTGCTGGCATGATTTACTCCTTATGGAAGAATGCAGTTAATAGAAACGGCACGGACAAGACCGATGGACGTAGAAGAAGTGGCAGTTGCCGATAATGTTCCGGTAGAAAAAGTCAAACCTGATCCAACCGTTACATTGCTAAATCCACCAGAACCGTTTCCGTACAAAATTGAAGTGCCGGATGTAGCTGGCGCATAGTCAGTGCCAGAAACTGCGGCAGAAACAGCCGTGCCATTACCTTTTAGTACACCAGTTACAGTGGTTGTAAGTGTAACTGCCGCATTGGTTGTGGAGTTTGCAACCGTTCCGGCAAAACCATTAGCAGTGACAATTGAGACATTGCTTACTGTTCCACCGCCACCTGATGTAGCAATTGTTATTGATCCGCTACCATTAGTAATAGAAATGCCAGAACCCGCAGTTAAAGTAGCGCGAGTAAATCCTGTGCCATTACCAATATCTAACGCGCCGTTAGCTGGTGTGCTACTTAATCCAGTTCCACCCTGAGCTACTGTGATTGGCGTAGAAACACTTGAAATAGTGACGTTAGTTAAAGTGACGTTACCAAACGATGTTTGCGTTGATCCTAGCGAAACAGACGTATTGCCAATAGTAACGGCACTATTTGCTAAATAATTATTAGGGAATGTGCTTGCAACACTGCTAACAGTGACGTTTGCCAACGTCATGTTGTTCAGCGTAGTGACCGTATTGCCTAATTGAATGGCAGTATTGCCAAGCGTAATCGTTGTTGCAAAGTTTTGATCCAACTGCGACAGCGGTATTGACGTTGTAGCAGTTGCAAAAATATTTGGTACTGGCATTTAGAACCTCACTCTCAATTCGTGTTCGTAGTCAAAACCGTGGATGACCATTCCGGTTGAATTTGAAGTCACGGTCATGCCAAGATACTTACCCCACTGCTGTGCGTCTGTCTTGTACAGCACATACCCCTGACCACCAATCCACTGAATTGTGGCAGAGGAATTATTCACCCACGGCGTAGCAATACCAAAATTATTAAGCCAATTGACGTAATTGCCAAGCGTATAAGGGGGGCTGGATGACTGTTCGCTGTCAATAGTGGTGTACAACACCGCGCCATTAGAAATCGTGGCCTCAATACCTACTTTCAGGGCTTGTTTTGTCCTGATTGGGTCTGTCATCGGCATTAATGCCGTTCTGATAATACTTGATATGTCTGTAGCGCCATCAGAATACAAATACAGCAAGTCTGTTCCGGTAGTACCGTACATATTGATCTTGCCACCCGTGGGAATGGACGTAATCAATTTCAAAGCTGTGTTTTGGTTAGTAAAAAACCATTTTTTCTCAAAAAACACCGCTTGGATGTACCGATACGTACCGCTATCGTTGTACCGGATGTTAAATGCCGCACACAAAATGTTATTCAGCAGAACTTGCCCTGCGGTAATAATTGCTGTGCTGAAATCAATGTTGGGGAATACCCCGTCTAGCGCATCCGAAATTTTGGATGTAGTGGAACCTACCAGGGCATAAGCACCGTATTCGTTCATAAATAAAACAGAACGGAAGTACGGGAAAATGGCATACGGCAACCGCGTACCTACAGAAGCAGATACGTTGGTATTGGTAAAGATGGTCGTGCCGGTATTTGTCACCCTGACATCTGAGAACACGTTAATGCTGTCCTCACCAAAGATGTACAGGAAGTTGTTTGCAGCAAGCAACTGGATAATATTGCTGTGTAGCGTGTTGTCAGTCAGAGTAAGAGCGCCAGCACTAACACTTGTAAAATCGCTATAAGAGCCAGCAGCAGAGTAAGTAACAGTCCTTCCTTGACTAACCCAAGTCCTGCCAGAAAAAGTTTGTATGCCCGATACCGTGTCTGTTTGGATAACTGCTTTGGCTGTTGCATTGCTGCCTCCCCCGCCAGTTATCGTCACGGTAATGTTGGAGTTGTTGGTATAGTTGCTACCAGCATTGGTCATTACTACACGGGTAATCTGACCGCCAGCAACAATTGCCGTACCAGCAGCGCCAGCCCCACCACCACCAGAAATAGTCACAGCAATATTGGCGGCATCCGTATAACCCGTACCGCCATTAGTAATCAGCACAGACACTGTGCCTTTTTTGAACGTAACCAAGCTGCAAATAGCGGTAGCGTTAGTGCCGCCACCACCAGTAATGGTGACCGTCGGCGGGGATGTGTAACCTGATCCAGCCTCAGTTAACGTGATAGCCGAAACAACATTAGCAGTAACCGTCGCCTGAGCCGTAGCTTGTACGCCACCCGTCTGATTAGGCGCAGAGATAACAATTGCTGGAGTGCTTGTGTAATTGCTGCCGCCATTGGTAATAGCTACTGATCCAACAGAACCAATAGATACAAGGTTAGTGCCATCCCAAGAATAAATGCCGTTGTTGGGATCACCTATAAGCGCACGTTCGCTTTTCCATTGAGAAACATTAATGCCAGCACTGCTAAACGTGCTAGCAGCCGCAATGCTTACCTTTGAATAAGTAGTGACATTAACCGCTTCTGCCCGACCATCTAAACAAAAACCTAACGCATAATCTGCGTTGTTAATGTTGGTAGAAGTTAACGTAGTTACAAGATTGCCAAACGTAACATTAGCAGTTGAATAGTTCGGGATGATTTTAAGGTTAGCGTACCCAATCGGCATGGCATTTTCCAGCCACGCAAACTCATCCTTTTCAATAGCCGTGCGGTTAGCCTTGGTGTTAAGACCTTTGAAGTTCTTGACTACTTCGTAGCTTTTCTTTTGCTCTGTCGCAGCCATAGTTAGAACGGTGTGCTATAGGGATCAGGCATTCGCCTTGTAAACGTCGTGTTGAGTACAGAACGAACCTTGCTGACATATTGCTGGTAGAAAATTTCTGATTCGCCATAAGACTGTTCTTTAAACTTCGCCGTGTACGATGCGTAGTACGCCACGGGTGTTGTGTATGGGTCGATAATCGAATCCACCTCCGCGCCATTAACCAACGGCAGCGGCAGGATTGTTGTATCCACCTCAATCGTGTAAGCCTGGTCAGGCACAGGCGAAATGTAAATCTGGTTCTGCCCAAAAATCGAGAACGCTACAGGCCGACCTATGTAATTCTGCCAATACCGCAACTGAGCATTAAATTGCGTCCACGGCATATATGACAGCGGGTAGCGGCTGTTTCCCCAAAACACATTAATGTTCAGAATGTCGAGCGTTTGTCCTGCTTCCGGCAAACTACCAAACGGAATAATTTCGCAATTACCAACGTATTGCAAACTGGCTGTGCCGTTAGCAAATGCGGTAGATGGCGGGTAAGCATTGTTGTAGTCAGGATAGGGCGGCGGGTCATCACCCGTTGTGCCAGCCACAGTAACTACATACGTAAAGATGTTAGAGAACAACAGGTCGTTGACGTTGACAGCCGTATTTGCTGCCCAAGCAACGGGTTCACCAGAATAACCAACAGGGGCTATTGGTGTTTGTGAAACTTGTAATTTTCTTAGGCAACCAGTATCTCTGGCGACGCGCTCTCTCGCCCCGTTGATGTAATCCGTCAGTTCGGAGTCAGAGTAGAAATTTCCGTTCGCATCGTGCAACAGCCTACGGACTTCCGTGATGTAGCTGTTAAGAGTTGCCATCTAAGACCCATGTTTAAGCGGCTTTGGCGACTGTTCTCCCCCGCTGTGCTTTCGGCACAAGGGGGGTTACTAAGTCATCGCCAGGGGATAAAAAGCGATTCTTTTCTGGTTTGTCTTGGGTTATCTCAAACTTCGCCAAACGCTCTAGACCTTCATCTATTTCGTTCGTTGACTTGCACAACCCAAGTCTTACCATTGCTGGCAGTTTATCTTCCTGCCCGTAACCGAACACATGACGCGCCATATCTACGCTGATTTCTACAGGTTCATTTACAGGAAACTTGTAGTCAACAAAAGCGTAGTTATAGATCAAAGGCTTCTCGCCCTGATTGGTCACATAAACAGTTGTCATAGAGTAACGATGTCACCGTAAACAGTTATGTCGCAAGTACCGCCGCTAACTGCCGTGTTCACTTTTACATACAGTGATCCAGCAGAGTACACCGTGGTGGCAGCGCCAGTTGCCAGAGTTAAATCCTGGAATTTGGTTGTGCCACTTACAGAGGACAACACAGTGGCATTACTAACTGCATTCGACGCATTCCCATCATTGCTGGTGAGAATAGTGACGTTTGCAGTAGCAATGCTCTTGTTTGCGTTAGCGACAGTAATTCTGCGAACAATGTACGTGCTTCCACCGACTACCGGCAGTTGAGCAACTGCATTACCAGTTGCGCCAACGCTTACGTTTACCGCGCTGGCAACACCAAAACTGCCAAAGTTGTCGGGGTAAAGCGAACCTACATGGTTAGCATTCATGTCGCCCCCTTACACGTTGTAAGTGCCGCTTACGTCCTGACCACCGTTGACGGTGAACAGCGTAATCGTTGGCGTACCCGACAATACATTTGCACGGACGTTTGTACCGTCAGCAATAAACAGACCGCCAGTATTGTTGGCAACCACCACCGCCCAAGAAGCGTTGCTGATGTTGCCAGTAGTATTGGTGTTCAGTTCAATGGTGACGTTTGCAGTCGGCGCAATGTAGTACGTGCCAGCCGGAAGCGTAACAGTTGCATTACCTGCTGCGTAAGCCTGAAAATAGGCCGACGCTGCGTTAGTTGCTGTACCCGCAACTAGGATTTTATTCATACCAAGTGCCATGACTATTCCTCCTTACAGTGTCAGAGAGTTGTAGCCCGTGACCTTGGTCATCGACTTCGGCTTCGTATTGACCAGTTCTGCAATCGTCAGCACTGCGCCAACGTAGCCGATCTGCCAGTTTGGAAGGGTCGATTCAAAGCCCGTGAACACAAACGAACCCTGCTCATGGATGTAGAGCGACAGGTAGTTGCTGTTCAAGAAGTACACAGTACCTTCAGGGCAGTAGGGGTCAGGATAAATCGGCACACCAGCGACCATCAGCGCACGGAATGCAGCTTGAGGGCCATTAGCGTCACCGTCAAAACCGTTACCTGGGGTAATCATGTATTGCTCTTGACCAACAAAGTCTTGAGCAAGCAGCGTCCAAGTACCGAAACCGCAAACACCGAACGACGGTACTTCAGCGCCGTTCTTCACGGTTCCGCTGATGTACTGAAGGATGTTTTGACGAGTTGGGTTGACCGAACCTGCGGCATATTCTTTCGACTGCCACCAGGTATAGGACGAACGGCTGATATTGCCGTAAGTTCCCGACGAGGACACAGCAGCCGGAAGACCGATAAATTGCTGTGTGTTGGTCGTGTTGGTGTAGAGCGCAGTTGCCATTGCGTCCATCATCACGTTAGTCGCGTCATTCATACGCGCTTCGATCAGAGGAATGATAGCTGCGTCTTGCTGGACTGCGCCTTCCATACCGAGGAACGGTACTGGG